ACGCGCTCTACAGTGGGGATGGAATCCGGTGGGGTTTAACTACCAAGAAGGCTTGTCTCCGCCCAACAATTTAGTAGCTGTGGGTTCGGTTGGCACAGTGGAGATCAACACATGACAATGACATATGGGCAGCTAAAGCAGGCTATTAAGGATTACACTGAGTATGAAGAAACAGGGTATGTAACGAACATACCGTTGTTTATTCGTTTGTCTGAGGAGCGAATACTTAAAAGTGTGCAGTTAAGTTTGTTCCGGAAAAACGCTACTGCTACGACTAACTCGGGCAGTGCCGCCGCTCAATACATTAAAGTTCCAGCGGACTTTCTTGCTCCGTTTTCGTTAAGTATGACCGGATCAAATGGCGACAAGTTTTTTGTAGATTTTAAAGATCCGAGCTTTGTGCAGACGTACACCCCAGATCCCACGACTACGGGGGAGCCGAAGTATTATTGCCAGTTCGATGTTGATAACTTTTTGATGGCCCCGACGCCTAACGCGGCGTATACGGCGGAGCTTCATTATTTTTATCGACCTCAAAGTATAACTGCGGGTACAGACAACGGCTCAACTTGGTTAAGCGAAAACGCTGAGATGGCTTTGCTGTATGGCGCATTGATCGAGGCGTACATCTACATGAAGGGCGAGCCCGACGTTATGCAGATGTATACGCAGAGGTTTCAAGAATCGATACTGGGGATTAAACTTTTGGGTGAGGCCAAGGAAACTACGGACGAATATCGCACTGGTAAAGTTATAAGGGCGAAACAATGACACTAGCAGCATTTGACTTACCCCGCAAAGACGCGGTAGTATCGGTACGAACAACAAGCAATCGTGGGTTCAACCCAGACGAGCTTGCAGAGCAATGTGTAGAAAAGATTATTTCGATATCTGATTCTGCCCATCCAGCGATCCAAGAACAAGCAAAGGCTTTCTCTCGTCATGTGGAAACAGTCATTGCGTACTACCTGAGACAAGCTATTCACAGCGATAGGACAACTGTGTATAATGCGATTAAAGATGCTGGCAACCCTGAATTGGCAGAATTGATAAGGAGACTTTAAATGGCCTTTAGTGGAAACTACATGTGTACGTCTTTCAAGAAAGAATTGATGACCGCTACGCACAACTTTACGAACGGAACTGGCGACACATTTAAGCTCGCCTTGTACGACAATAACGCGTCATTTAACGCAGCTACAACTGCTTACACAAGCTCAAACGAGGTTGGTAACTCAGGCACATATAGCGCGGGTGGCGGAACGTTGGTGAACGTAACGCCTACATCGTCGGGCACTACGGCGTTGACAGACTTCTCTGATCTTACGTTTACGTCAGCTACGATTACGGCGCGTGGTGCTTTGATATACAATACGACTGCGGGAGCAGCCTCTGGAACGACTAACTCCGTTGTGATTTTGGACTTTGGTTCAGATAAATCTTCTTCAGCGGGTGATTTTCAGATTGTTTTCCCAACGGCGGACGCGAGTAACGCAATTATCCGCATAGCATAAGCGAGTGCGACTATGGCTGTTTTAAAGAACAGGGCAAAAATGTCCACCAGCACCACGGGTGCTGGTACAATAACTCTGGGTTCTGCTCTTACAGGCTACCAAAGTTTCGCTGCGGCGGGAGTTAGTAACGGCGATCAAGTCCGGTACACGATTCAAGATGGTACAAGCTGGGAACTGGGTCTTGGGACTTACACGGCTAGTGGGACCACTCTTTCTCGAACCCCTAGCGAAAGCTCTGGCGGCGGTTCGGCAATTTCTCTAAGTGGAAACGCGGAAGTCTTTATTACTGCCGCTGCCGAAGACATTTTAAGCGATGTTGTAGACGATACCACACCTCAACTGGGCGGCAATCTTGACGTACAGACCCGAGAGATAACTACAAGTACCAGCAATGGTAATATAAAAATAACGCCTAATGGTTCGGGAGTTGTTGAGGTAAAGGGCGCTGGCGGCAACGACGGCACATTACAGTTAAACTGTTCAGCTAACTCTCACGGTGTAAAAATTAAGTCACCGCCGCATTCTGCGGGGGCGACATACACACTTACACTTCCAAATAATGATGGGAATGCATCAGAGTTTTTACAGACTAACGGATCTGGAGTTTTGACTTGGGCAGCGGCTGGTGCGGATCTTTATACCGCTAACCCTGATTCTCCAACAGCGAACACAGTCGCAGGTTCAAACGCTGTTGGTATTGGTGACAACGTTACCGCGTCGGGACAAAACTCGTTGGCTACTGGAAAAAGTACCACCGCTTCCGGATTGTATTCTTTTGCTGGGGGTCTTTCCACAACGGCATCAGGTGATTATGCATTTGCTTGGGGTCAAAGCTCTACAGCTAGCGGTGATAACGCCGTAGCTATTCATGGTCAGGCGTCGGGCGAAAGATCGGTTGCAATTGGTGATAGCGCCCAAGCCGCAAGTTCTGGTTCCGTCGCAATCGGAGATTCTCGGGCATCAGGTATTGACAGTTTTGCAGCAGGTATTGGTAATAACAGTAGCAGCTACGGCACAACTCAAAGTCAATCTGTAGCTATTGGTCGCTTGGCATTGGCTTCAGGCACCCAATCTATGGCTCTTAACCAAGCTACTGCTTCTGGCAATTATTCTGTTGCAGCGGGTATTAGTGCTGCATCTTCGGGTAGTTATAGTTTAGCTTTAGGGCGCACAACCGCCGCTTCTGCCCTTATGTCTACTGCTATAGGCGGTACATCGGGTGGCGCTGGAGCGGTGTCAGCAGGGAGCGGTGCTGTAGCTTTAGGCGGAGCCTACGCCTCTGGTACGGACAGTTTTGCAGCCGCCATTGCGAACAACACTTCTAGCTATGGCGCTACTGGTCAAGAAAGTGTTGCAATAGGCAAGCAAGCAAAAGCTACAAATCAAGGTGCCTTAGCTCTTGGTGATACGACAACATCGACAGGTCAATTTTCTCTTGCCCTTGGTTATCAATCAACTGCGGCGGGTACTCAATCTGTGGCGATTGGCAGGTCGAACCAAACTGGCGGCAACTTTGCTTTAGCTCTTGGTTATGCGTCAAATGCGTCAGCATCTAATTCAGTTGCAATCGGAGACACCAACACAGCCAGTCATGCAAATGCAATTACAATTGGTGACAGTGTACAATCAACAGCTATAAACCAAGTAAGCATTGGTGGTACGGCTGACACAGTTCGTATTTCAGAAAGCTACACCCTGCCAACGTCTGACGGCACTAACGGACAGGTGCTTACTTCAAACGGCTCTGGAGTTGTTACTTTCGCAGATGCTGGTGGTTCTCTAACTGTTTTAAGTAAAACAGACAACTATACAATCGTCACTGGTGACAACGGTAAGCTAATAGTTCTTACGTCGGGTGCGGCTAAAATATTTACATTACCTTCTGCAAGTAGTGCAGGTTCTGGTTGGTACGTTAAAATACAAAACCAATCTGGTAATTCTATGACCGTTAATAGAGTAGGGTCAGATACTTTAAATAATGGAGCTACTTCTTTTGTCCTTAGTAACGGCGGTGCAATAGAACTTGTTTCGGATGGTTCCTCGCTGTTTTATTTAAGGGATAAATCTCTTTATCTTTTTGCAGAGCATAACAGAAACAATGGTAGTTTTGCACCTACAGCAACAGGTCTTAGTTCTATTGCTATAGGTCGAAGTGCTAGTGCGACAGGACAAACAAGTTTAGCTTTAGGTACATCCAGTGGTTTTGCTGGTGCAGTAGCGGCAGGATCTAGTTCATTAGCTCTTGGTGGTTCTTATGCTTCTGGTACAGGCAGCTTTGCGGCATCTATAGAAAACAACACATCTAGCTACGGTGCTACTGGTGCTAATAGTATTGCGATAGGCGCTCAATCTAAAGCCACCGCAAGTTCAGCATTCGCACTAGGAAATGCAGCAATTTCTAGTGCAGCAAATTCATTTGCCATAGGTGCAGAAACAGAGGCTAATGGTAATAGAACACTTGCTCTTGGCTGGAGAGCATACGCATCAGGTAACGATGCAGTAGCTATCGCAACTGATAACTCTACACATGATGGTACTTATGGTGCGACAGGTGGTAACTCATTAGCTTTTGGGGCAAATAGTCTTGCCTCGGCTTCTTATTCAACGGCTATTGGTAAAGATACAACAGCAAGTGGCAACTACTCTACAGCAATAGGTGCAAATGGTAGTGGTACTGGCGCAACTGCTTCTGGGGCCGGTGGTCTTGCTATACATGGATCGACAGCAAGTGGGAGTAATTCGGTAGCTATTGGGGATGCTGCTGTTGCGTCAACAATAGATGCATTAGCTATAGGTTCTGATACGGATGCAACTGGTTTTTACACTGTTGCTTTAGGTCAAGGGGCACAAGCTAATATAGGCGATGGCGCTGTTGCGATTGGCAAATCTAGGGCGAGTGGAAACTACAGCTTTGCCGCCGCTATAGCCAACAACACCTCATCTTACGGTGCTACTGCTGCAAACTCAGTAAGCATTGGAAACTCAACGAAAGCAGATGGTGCTAATGCAGTGGCTATTGGGTCTTCCTTTACACGAGCGTCTGGTTCACTTTCACTTGCACTTTCTAGGGATAGTCACGCAAGCGGAACTCGCTCTGTAGCTATTGGAGGAGGCGAAGCTGAAGGCGAGAGTTCTTTTGCATTGGGGCTTAATGCAAAGACTGAAGTATACGGTAAATTTGCTTACGCCTCTAGTCGTTTTTCTGCCGTAGGTGATGCACAGGGCGGTCAGTTTATTCTTCGTGCAGATACCACAGATGCAACCGCAACAGTGCTTACAACAAACAACAACACGGCGGCAGCAACTAACCAAATCGTAGCAGCCAGTGACACTTGCATCACCTTTGATGGAACAATCACTGCAATGCAAAACGGCGCACAAGCATATGCCTCATGGAAGATTGAAGGCTTGTTGGTGAATGACGGTGGTACAACCACACTCGCCAACAGTGCAACTACAGTAATCCAGAACTTATCAAGCTGGGGCATGGCTCTCTCAGCCGATAATACGAACAACGCATTGGCTATCACCTGTACTGGTGAAGCGAGCCATAACATTAGATGGGTGGCTAATATTAGAACCACCGAAGTAACATACGCCTAAAGGAGAAACCAATGGCTGTTCAACATAACATCGCAGAAGGCGCAAGCCAGTACGGCATTGCATTTAACAACGCCTATTACCGCATTGTGACAGCGGCAATCAGCCGTCAGCGTGGAACTGATCCAAAGTTCATGGTGATGATTGACTTGTCAGCGTATGCCACAAGCTCACCTAACGATGACACTCGTGAAGTAGACTTTAAACGCTACAGCGCAAACCTGACCGATGTAGAAGCAAAATCAGGTTCTACTTTTCTCGATAAGTGTTATGCTTGGGTCATGGACCAAGACGATATGGACGGATCAACGGCGGTATAAACTATGTCATTAACCATCAATCACCAGACTAACGACATCTCTGCAACTAGCGGGTCCATGACGATTGATGGGAACGCTTTAGGTGCTAGTAGTGGTGTGTTTTATGAAAATGATACTAATGTATCTTCTAATTACACTATTACAGCAAACAAAAACGCTATGTCGGCGGGGCCGATTACGATAGACAGTGGTGTAACTGTGACGGTTCCTTCGGGTTCAGCTTGGACGGTGGTAGCATGACACTAAAAGTAGACACAATAACCAACCTAGCGGGTACAGGCGCACCGAACATTCCTGACGGGGTATCCATAGCAGGCACCGCGTTAGCTTCTACTTCGACAATGCAGTACGCGGCTTCCGGTTCAGAGCCGTCTTCTCCAGAAAATGGTGAGCTTTGGTTTGATACGTCAAGCAACGAGTTTAAAATGTACGTTAACGGAGGTTGGTACACGGTTACCGTTACGGCACCCCCTGCTTGGTATGGAACTCGCTCTCTTGTAGGAGGTGGATTTTCAGTCACTAACCAAATACAATATTTTGCTAACGCTAGTAACACAAACGCGCAAGACTTTGGAGACCTATTAACATCTAGGTACGGACTTGCCGCAGCGTCTAATGGAACACGCGGTCTATTTGCTGGTGGGGGAACGCCTTACATAAACGTAATAGAATATGTCACCATAGCAAACACAGGTAATTCAGTAGATTTTGGAGATTTAACCCGAGTAAGATTTTATTTCACAGGTTGCGGTAACGGAACATACGGTTTTTTCTTAGGGGGCGTTAACGCATCCAACGGCATTGATTATGTAACAGTGTCAACTGCCGCAAATGCAGGAGACTGGGGCGATCTTATTTCAGGACCCGCCTACAATGGTCAATGGTCAGCGGCAAATGAATCTCG